TCTGCACCCCATCCGAGAACTGCCGTAACAGAAAGCAGTCCGACTTTCCCAACCTGAAGCACGGAATCCATACCTACGACGTGAACGCATACCAGAAAGCCCGATACCAACACAATCCCGAACCGCAGAGGGAACGTTCCAGAGCCTACTACCTGGAGCATCGGGAGGAGAAACTCGACTATATGCGTTCATACGGGAAGCTGTACTATAGGAGAAAGAAAGCGGAAAAATCAGAATAAATCGCAATAAAATTCCAATTATTTTTAATTTTATTTTAAAATAATTATCAAATAATCAAAATAAATAGTTATATTAACTCTATATGCATATAGATGCATAAACCCGCATGAGGTATCTATTCTATGTGGATTGACGCAACCAAGCGAAAACCGACATCTATGACCGAAGTCCTTGTGGTGACCCGCAGACGCCACGTGACGCTCGGGCACTACAACTACTCCAAGGACGAGTGGTACGACCATGACTCCTATGAACCAATACCCGTGTCCCATTGGCAGGAAAAACCACTCCCGCCCGACTTTGAGGATTGACCATGACCGATGAAGAACGAAAGGCAAAAGACGCCGCCCGCAAGCGAGAAGCCTATGCAATACGTAAAAAGGCTCAAGCTGAACTATCTAACAAGTTACCTACTCCACAAGAAGAACTCGCCCTTAGGATTGCTCAAGCCAACGGGATTGATGTTCCGACACCCAAGCAAGCTACATTCCCCCCTGGTGTCCTATATCAAGACAGCCGTGAAAAGGCAGAGGCCATACTGGCGGACTCTACAGCGAGGTTTGAATACGTCAACCACCTATTCTCGAAATACGAAAAGAACACCAACATCCCACAGTTGTTACAAGGCCTCATAAGAGAACAGATTGAAACCCGTATCGTACTCATAGACCTCCTTGCAGAAATACTCAATGAGGTGCGTAAATGAACATTTACAGACTCCCGCCATCCAACAAGTACACCGAAGAGGTAGTCTCCATACAGCCCCTCAAGAAACGAAAGAAGGGGGGAAAGCAATGAGTACGGAGAAACTTACAGAAAACTTACAAGAACAGCCCGAGGCCACCGGACCCGTGGAGGTTCCCCTTAAACGCAAGGCCGGCAGACCTAAAGGATCAGGCAGGGGAAATGTTGCAAACCTCACCCCGTTCACATCCGAAACCGCAAAGGCAATCTCTGCATCTGCCAACGCAGCCAAGAAAGCGAGAGCGGAGATGCGCCGTAGGCTCCTTGCCGCTGCCGTGGAGGCTGGCATAGACTCCGTGTTCATAAAGGCCCTCAAGGAAAAGGACGAGGTGGCTATGGGCATAGTGGAGAAAGCCTCAAAACTTACAGGCATAGACTGGGCCTCCTCCGACGAGAACATCCAAAGAGTTAATTTGGATGCAAAGTCCGAATCAAAGGTAAAGGCTGACTACTCTCTTAACCTCACGTTCACTGACGCTACCAACGAGGTCAAATGAACCTGACAATCCCGCTACTACCCGTCCAGCGGGATTTCTTACGTGCCACGGAGAGATTCGTGGCAATCGTGGCTTCTCGCTCGTGTGGCAAGTCCTGGGTTGCAATCCTCGGTGCTCTCCTGGACTTGCTCGCGGGCAAGAATGTCCTTTACCTTGCACAGACCGACGGAGCGTTCTATCGTGGCCCATGGCTACATTTGCAGAACTTCCTTCGTGAGTTCAATCTTATGGATAGGTGGTCTTGGAACGGTCAGCTAAAGGTGGGAAAGCTCGCACTCGGAAACGGAAAGTTCGCGACCTTCTACTACGGCTCCTATGTTGCCTTTGATGCCACAAGCTCAAACTCAAGCGGTCGTGGTGCTTCCGAAATCTCTACCGTCTATCTTGACGAGTTTCAACTCTCAAAGCCCTCTATACTTGCAATCGTAGCTCCGTGCCAACGCGGTAACGATTGCTACGGCAACAAGATTGTACCGAGAATCCGAGCCACGGGAACTCCCGACATGGCGAGCATGTGGCAGATGATGCTTGTTGAACCCGTCAAGTACGGCATCCGCATGCTACGCACGAAGATGTCCGAAAACGTGTTCATGACGGACGAGCAGAGAGACTCTATGGCCTCCGTCATCTACGACGAAAAGCTCCGCAGACAGGAAATAGAGGGCGAGATTCTAATCGGCGATGGTGCAACCAACATAATCTCCATTACGGACTTCCCGAGAATCATACCTCCGTTCTCAGACAAACGAATCTACGCCGGTCTCGACATGGCTCACACGGGTCTTCGTGATGGACACGCCTTTGCCGCAATCCGGGGCAACGAACTCCTCGCATTCCACGAGTTCGGTTTCGCTACCGACGAGGACGTGGCTCACTGGATTCTGAAATTCCAACAGGCGGTTGGCAGGATAGACAACCTAAACGTAGACCTCGCGTGGAGCGAAGGCATCACGCTACTCCTAAAGTATTCTATGCCGGTCAACCAGATTTCGTTCGCAGCCCGACCTCACGACGATTCTGCTTGTATGCAATATGCGAACGAACGTGCCTACGGGTATTTCCGTCTAGCCGAGATGCACAGGGGCGGTCTGTGCGTGGATGTGCATCCCTCACAATGGATAGATGACGGAATCGTGGCGGAGTACAAGCGAGAAATATGCAACACTCATTTCACTATGGATAGGCTAGGTAGATTGCTGATTGAGCCAAAGGACGACATCCGCTTGCGTATCGGTCGATCCCCGGACCCTGCCGATGCCTTGATGCTTGCTTCTATTGCAAGAGAACTGCGTGAGGACCCCGTGATGGCATCCACATCTGCTTCGTTGAGCAAAGCCGAGATTGCCGCGATTATGGAGGACGAATGACGGGAGACCTGTACATAGACTGCGACCTTTTCGTGATTGCCGTGCGTCTGCACCGCAAGCGAAACCTCCCCCCGGAACTGGAGAGGGTATTCGGTGAAATTTTAGTACAAATTATAAGGATGTCAACCTTTTTGCTGCTACGCAATCCTAAATTTTGTACCTACAGAAGCCTCTTCTTGGACTCCGAAACGCAGACAAACTTGCTAGTTCCAGTGCTTGAGGCGCTCAATGGTGCGGACTTACGTAGGAAGCCCGAATCAGTGGTCTTTCTGCTCGTACGAACTACGCAGAACAGGTTGAAGAACCTTGCACGCGACCACACGAGGGCTATCAAGAGGGGAGTAACGGTCATGGCATCCGATGGAGGATTCGACTCCAACTCCCGAGTGCGGGACCTATACGGGGTAGTCCGTACAAACTACAAGAGCGGAAAGGTCTGCTCACAGAATTTTGAACATTAAACCAAAAGGAAACACAATATGTCCAAGGCATACGATAAACTCATGGAAGAGCTGGAAGCCGAACAGAATGCTCCGGCAGAAACCCCCAACACCGAAACCCCGGCTGAAACTCCTGCCGAAACTCCGAAGCCCGAAGAGCACGAGGATGCCCCGAAGCACGAGGAACAGCCCGTGGAACAGCCTGCGGAAACTCCCAATCCCGAGCCTCCCGTAGAAACTCCCAAGAAGCGCCCCTCCGAATACACTCCCGAGGAACGCGCCCATTTCGCATTCCAGCGTCAGTTGGCAAAGGAACGCGAGAAGCACGCCCGTGAACTTGAAGACCTGAAGAAAGGTTGGGAGTCCAAGTTCGAGGAACTCAAGAAGGCAACCAAGCAGCCCGAACCTAAAAAGACCCGCGCCGATTTTCCTCCCGATGCCGGTGGCGACGATGCCTACATAGACTATCTCGTGAAGCAGAGGTACGAATCCGAACGTGCAGCTGATGCCGAAAAGGCGGCAAAGGAAGCCGAGGAACGTGCAAAGCAGCAAGCCGAGCAGGACGAACAGAACAGAATCCTTCAGGCTGAACAGCAGGCGTGGCTCACCAACGTGGACACTGCCTTTGGCGAAGACAAGGCACGTTCCAGCACCTTCCTCAAGAGAGTGGAGTATTGCATGAGCAAGGGACTCGGGGAGGTTCTTGATGCCTGCCCCGTCGCCTCGGACTTCCTGCTCCACTCCGCTCGTGGCCCCGTTGTGTTTGAAGCACTCCTCAACGACAGAGCCAAGTTTGAACGTGTCTTCAACGAACGTTCTACGCCGATGGATCAGTATTATGAACTCCGCCAGATTGAGAACGAACTCAAGGGTCAGCCGAGCGCAACCCCCGCTCCTGCTCCTGCTCCTGCTCCTGCTCCCGCACCCGCACAGATGCCCCACCTCGGCAAGCCGGGTAAGGGTGGCAACGCTACCGAACCCGATATCTTCTCCGACGAAAAGGCAATGCGTAGTTTTCTGCGTAGCGGACACTAGACGGAAAAGGAAAAAGTTACTATATTCCAAGATGTCGGGTAGGAACTCCTTTTGTAGCTATTAGGTCCTTGATACCCGACAGATAGACGTAAGTCTGTCTCCTTGTAATGGTAAGAATAGCCCGTGAGGAACTTTAGTGGGTACTCACGGGCGCTTTTCGTTTATGGCTCAAGATGTCGTAGTTTGTCCGGGTCTATTTTTGTCTCGGCAAGACGACTTTCTACGAACTTGCTTAGACCTCCGGGGAACTTGCGTACGTAGTCTAGTTTGTCCCGAAAGGAATTGTCTATGCGGATTGTCGTTACGATTGTATCTTTTCTCATAATGCTATCTCCCTAAATATCTGTTGCTTTCCAAGCAGAACCACTGCATAAGGCTTGCACCGGTTAGTTTGTCATTGTCCTCCTCGATGAGGTGCTTGAGATTCACGTCTAGCTGCTGCTCAAACCTGCTCATTTCCGTTGCCATACGCCCGAGACCCCTTACGCAGAAATATGCCGGTGTGTTATGGAACTCTGTTCCCATGGAAGGGAGTTCGGGGTCGCAAAGGTCTTTCCCCACGTCCACTCCGAACAGTTCTAGAACTACCTTGCGGGTCATTTGAACGAAGAACGGTATGCGGATTACCCGATAGCCGTAATCTTCGTAGATATCCTGGTTCCTACGGTCTTTCTCTATGACCCTCGGGTCAGTGTAGTGCTGTAGCCCATCGAACTCTACGATTAGTTTCGCTTTTTTGCAGAGATAGTCTGGACGAATCCTGTGGCCATCCCCAAACGTCTTGTCGTGGACCCACTCCAGCTTCGGGAAGATGACTTTGAGATATTCGTCAAGACCTGTGAACTTGAGACCAGGATGTTCCTTCTGGGCCTTTTCTGCGAGTTCTGTGGTTTCACGCATGTACCCGTACTTGTAGTCTTTCTCCTTTTTCTCCATAAGTGGTTTCACGGCTGCCGTCTTGAGTGCATCGGCAAGCATATTGGTGATGAAGTTTTCCCTGTATCCGAACTTCTTCGTGTGTTGTGGAATCAGACTTCTCCTTAAATGATTGAAGTCCAGCAGTCTTTTCTCTGCCGCTTCTTCGAAAGATATGTGCTTGACCTTGCTATTTTCGTCTAGTCCAAACGAAAGTAGCGTGATGTCCATGCCATCGTATGCTCTGCGTTCAATTTCGGCAACGCAATCGTCGAGTATGAACCAGCAGTCGCGATAGACTTTTTCAAGCTCTTCGTCCGGTTCGTAGATGTAGAACGTTTTTGCGATTTCATCGCAGATATGTGATTTTGTATCGGTTTTCATGTAGTTACCCCTTTTTGTGGTTGTTTTTAATGAATATACATAATTTTGTATTACTTGTCAATACTTGTAATGCAAAAAGTGCGAGAATTATCTATTTAGTAGCATATTTTTCACAAAATAGGGGTGAAACCCTTGAAAATAAAGGCTTTTTTCACTTTGGTGTATATTTTGTGGATAAGAGCGACATTGCAATAGCTTTTCGTTGAACTGGGCACCGTAAACCCCCTTTCCTTGATGGTAGAACTGGGCTTCCTGAACTCCCTTTTAGGCACACATCGGTAACGCCCCGATTATTACAGAACTTTCGCAGTCGGAAGACCCCGTTGTCGCCGTATTGCAAACAAACTCACAAAATTTAAACAAAGGAATTGCTATCATGGCAAATACTCTTTCTACCAAGAAAAAGCTCGTGATGCTTGCTGCCGCCGTGGCAGACAAGATGGACTACATCAAGAACTCCGACGATACCATCTTCGGTGAACTCAAGGGTGCCAAGTATGGCCGTAAGGTCACTGGCTATCTTGCTGATCCGGGCACGACTCGCTCCGGCATTGTCGCTTCCCCGCAGCCCATCAAGGAAGTGGAAGTTTCTACGTATCTTCAGAACCGCAACACTTCCGTAGAATTGTCGCTTTGGGACCGCGATTTCTATATCGAAGACTACAAGAAGGAAGTCCTTGACCCGCGTGCAGGCAAACTCGCCCGTGACATCCAGAAGTCCATCATGGAAAAGTGCGTGTACGGTTCCTGCCAGGCTGTCGCTACCTCTACTATCGGTTTCGGTCTTCTTACCGACGCGGCTTCCAGGTTGGAAGAACTCGCTGTGGATGGCGATATCGTGACCTTTATGTCCCCAACTATTAACGGAAAAATTGCTGAAGGTGGTTTGAGCCGCTACATCCCGAGTGATATCATGAAGGATATCTACGGCGACGCTTACCTCGGCCAGTATTCCGGTTCTGCCCAGGTCTCCATTGCTGGTCTCCCCGTCCTCGACACCACTGGCGTTGATGCCGCTCCGACTGTTACCGCAGAAGTCATCAAGGACTCCGATAACAACATCATCGGTGTCAAGCCGATTACCTCCATGACCGGTTCGGGCACTGGCTCTCTCAAGGTTGGCGTTCCGTATACCGTGTCCGGCCTCTACGTTGTGGATCAGTCTGGACAACGTACCAACCAGCCGTATGTCATCATCCTCAACCAGGATGTGGTCGTTGCCGAAGACGGCACCGAATCCACCGTGACCTACGTGCCGGAAATCCGTATCGGTACTCCGGATGATGGTCAGAACCCGAATGCTTGGATGTCGGTTGCCGATATCACCTCCGCTTTGAGTGGTGACGACGTGACCCTCACTCTCGGTCTCATGAGTGGCATCTCTGCCAGCAAGAAGTACCAGATTGGTCAGTGTCGTCAGGTCAAGGGTCTTGCCTACTCCGCTCCGAAGTTCGACGACCTCCCGGTCACCAAGTCCGATACCGTTGGTACTTTCGGTGGCGTGACCGTGAAGACGATGGCCGCAAGCAACCTTATCAATGGCACCGAAGCAATCCGTTGGGATTTCCCGTATGCCTCTATGATTAAGGACCCGCGTCTGTCCGTGACCGTCTACATTGAACTCTAAAAGGTTCTCATAGATACCAAGACCGAGGATGCCTCCTTACGGGGGTGTCCTCTTTTGGTGTATTTTCATATTGTGCACAAAAACCTATAGGGATAAAACTATGTCTTTCGCAGTAAATGACTTATTACAGACAGCGTGTGAAGACTTGATGCTCACGGATGACGGGACTCCTATCAGCGGTGAACTCGCAAGCAAGGCGGAATCCTGCCTCAACCGAGCCATCACGAGTCTCAATTCCGACGGCTACATGTCCTTAACACAACATGTGTATGACAGGGTGGCAGCGGGCAACATCTTGTTCAAGAAACTTGAGGAAGGCGAGCAGCCCTCCGCAAACATTATCAACGTGGAGCCCCCCGATTCCGTGGACGGCGTGTCCCGCAAGATTGGCAACCGATGGATGAAACTCCGTCCGATGAACAAGCAGTTCATGGACAGGACAAACACCTACTCCTACCCGTATCTCTATTGCTATGGTGTAGATTCCGAAATCGCCCCGAGCGGTAATGAAAGACAGGTGGGCATTGTCTATCTCAACGGAACCTATCCTAGCGAACTCCGTATGTACGTGAACAGCCAGTTGCCCCATTACAGGCTTGGCGACATCGTTTATCTCAGTTCGCTCTATTATAACCTCGTGCTTTACTCCACGGAGCAGAAACTCATAGAGAAGTACAAGCTGTATTCCTACAGAGATGGGGTGGACCTTGAACTCACGAAGGCGCAGAAAGCCGTAGACACCAACACGGCCAACAACCGCCCCGACTCCAACGATTCCTATGAAGTGGGTTCCTACCTAGACCCGTACTACAATATGATGGGTGGAGTGGGGATGTAATGGCAACGGCTAAGATACTATCCAATCTCGTAGGCTCTTCTTACAGAGACAAGTTTCCCGCCTTGAAGGGTGCGGAACTTTCCGTCAATCTTTATCCCGGAAAGAACGGGAAGAACACTTATATGGAATCGTTGCCGGGTCTGCAACTCCTGGAGAACGTGGGTGGCAAGTGCCGTGGTTGCTATGTCTCCACCATCGGTCTTGAGGAAACGCATTCCACCGAGGATATGTTCGCTGTCATGGGCAACGCCCTCTACCGATTCGACCTCAACGGCAACAAGACCAAGATTGGCAACGTCGCGAACAACGGAAACAGGATTTCCTTTGCCGAGACGGGTGGTCCCCGAGCACTCTTGCTGATTGCGGACGGGGCCAACCTTTTCTACTATAACTTGCTTGAGGGTGGCGGACTCCATCCGATACAGCTCCCCGAAAGAATCACGGAACGTGGCGGTACAATCAATCCCACGTTCGTATCAGTGGTGGAAGGCTGTATCGTGGTGAACGATGCGGGTAGCGGATACGTGTACTACTCCCCGATAAGTTATCCTCTTGCTTCTGATACCCGAGAGATGTACCAGATGGACGGCGACAGCCCCGTCTATGACGAGGATGGTGTCACGGTGCTCAAGGAAACGGTGCCCTCCGATGAACATGTGTTCGAGAACGATTACCATGTCCAGCAATTCGAGAACCCGTATTCCTCCTCCGATTCCGTCAACGCGATCTACTCTTGTCAGAACCTACTCTACGTGTTCGGTCCCAAATCCTGCGAAATTTGGCAGAGGGATACGAGCGAGAACGGCGGATGGATTCGCGTAAGCTACTCTGTTCAGAGCAGTTTCGGTCTTGAGGCACCCTAC